AAAAGAACTCATGGTTTTGGAACAATGAGAGTCGCCAAAATACATATGTGAAATTATTAGCTCGCAAAATTATTAGCTCGCAAAATTATTAGCTCGCAAACATCAATTCTGCTAAACCATTTTTGAATAGCAAAACGTTATATTTTTCTTCAATAACATATAAATTATAATAATATTTATAAATATTAGTAGGGTCTTTTGACGTTCCAATTACTACTTGACTATCAGGATCACATATAGTTGTAAACATAGCATTTTGATCTAATGGAGGATTACTATAATTATTATATTCAAATTCGATCGTTTTGAAAAAATTAGTATTTAATGCGCCATTTGGTTGCTGTTTATATGGATCACTAGTCAATGCAAAATTATAGTAATACAAACCAACTTTAGAACAGCCACCCTCCGATTTGGTATACTTTTCCAATTTACTAAAAACATTGCTATCAAAATCATATTCTCTATATTTACCATCACAAATAATAGCAAACTTCTTCATTATTTCGCATTGATTAGTTTGCATATATATATCAGGACTATTACCTGTAATATAAATATTTTTAGATATATCGCCTATATTATAACTAAAATTTGGTGTATAATGTCTATATGTGTTATTTATTACTAGCTTATTTAAATCATTTGGAATCTTATCTTCATATAACCAATTTGTATAATTAGACCATTCATTGCGTAAATAAACATCGCTTCTCTGAAAATACCACATCCAATTTTTTATTAAACCATTTGATTCCAATTTTATTTTATTAGATTTAATAACTTTCTCAAATTCATATTCATAGATTTCACGTATTAAATAGCTTTGAGTATTTTTTGCAAAATATGTTCTCTCTTCGTCTGCTAAAAAACACTGAGTGCATATCAAATGAATATCACTCCTAATCGTTGTTCTCATATCTTTATAAGTATCAATACCTCTACCTAAAACACTTCTAGGAGGCGGATTAATAAATCTTTTAAATTGGTATTCACCTATACTTTGTATAGGTTGTATTTGTGGAAAATTATTATATGGTATACGATTTGTAGAATTATCATATAACACATCCTTTATTGTAAATAATTCAACAATAGGGCGCAACGTAAAATTAATAACTAAATCACTATACTGTAGACAAATTAACGGAAATGCCATTAATGAAGACATTGTAAACCACGTGTTTATTGGTATATATAAATTAAATTCACGTATTGATGTTTCAATACCACTTATATCTGAGTCAATATTATTATTATACGCATTTGGATAGTTATTATTTCTATTATTAAAATTCGCAGGATCATTTAATTCACTAATGTTTCCTGTCATAATATCAAATAAGGCTTTTTTATTCGCATCAAAATCACGCTCCACAACATTTTGCAAATAAGTGCCGCTAAATTTTTGAATTGTTAAACCATTAATAGTTATATTAACTTCTTGAATTATTTGACATCCTATATGTTTTATCCATTTAAATTCATATGGTCTAAATTCATTTGTATCATAGTTTAATATAGGACTCCATATATTAGGTAATGTGATAACTAAATATGTATCCATTAATAAATCACCATAGCGCTGAATCTTAAAACTAAATTTAGACGATTTATTTATATCTAACTCCATTTGTCCTGTTTGATCGATTCTAAATTTTTGTAATCCAAAATTAGTATATTTATAATATGTTGATTTGAAAAAACTTTTGGTTGGATTACCTGTTAAAATAATATTCTGATTTCCTATTGCTATTAAGTTCAATAAACCACCTGCCATATTATATTAGTTAATATAATATTATTTATGTTATAATATGTATTTTTATTTAAATTTTAAATATATATATATAATAATTGAATCATTGCAATGGACTCAGCAAAAAAGATTTTTTCAAAAGACATGTTTAAAATAGATATGACAAATTCATCGCAATATTTTTATGTAACATTAGTATTAATAATATTTATATTATTAGTTTTATTTAGCTGGATCTTTAATAAATTAGGATTAAAAAATAGATCTTGCAAAAAATTAGAAATATATTGGCCTCATCTAACAAATATAACATTTTTCACTGATGATGGAGCTTTAAAACCGTCTGCTGTCTCAACATTTCGAGAGAAATTTATAAATTACTATGTCAAAAGTGCGTATAATTGTTGCTGTGGGGATGGATATAAGAATAATTTTGTAGCTTTGTGCGCTTTAGAAAAATGTATCCTTAATGGTTGTAGATTTTTGGATTTTGAGTTATATTCATATAATAATGAGCCAATTATTGCATCATCAACTGCAAATAGTAATTATATCAAAGAAACTTATAATTCAATATTATTAGAAGATGCTTTAGTTACTATTACAGAAAAGGCTTTTCACGCAGAAACAACAAACTGTTATTTAGATCCTTTAATATTAAATTTCAGAGTTATGAGCACAAATCTTGCTATGCTTAAAAAAATGGGTGATCTATTTACAGAATATTTAGATAATATTAGCAATAATCAAGTATTTTCACTTGTAACGACTAAAGATGGTGCTTTATTAGCTACACCAATAAGCAATCTATCCAAGAAACTTATCATTATTTGTGATTTTAATCCACAACCTAATATATGTGATACATATCCTAAAGAATTAACAACCTTGAAAAATTATATTAATTTGAAAGGAACAGGAACATTTTGCAATACTTTTAGATATAATCAGGTTGTTTCTAAAAAAGGAACAGCATCATTTTTGAGTGATACAAAAACGAAATTTACAATTGTATTGCCTAATTTAGATAATTCAATAATAAATTTTGAACCTGTTACATCTTATGTATCCGGATGTCAAGCTATATGTATGAAGCATCAAAATATGGACTCTAATTTGTTAGGTTATAATGAATTATTCAAAGAAAATAAAAATTTTTCTTGGATATTGAAACCAGAGTCTCTATCAAATGTAAGTGCAGCGCCTTTAACACCGGCACAGGGTGGTTTTTATGGAACTATTAAATTCACTCGCAATACAGGAGGACCCGAAGACTATAACATAACACTTTTTTACGATAATCAATTACAATATACTAATTCAGATGTAACAATTACACGCACTCAACCATTTGAAATAATTATTGATATTCAAGATAGATTAAGAACACCTACAAGTATTTTATATATTAGAGCCGGAGCTCTAAATAATACTATTACACAACAACCAGGTATTATTCGACCTTCTGGTGGAAATAAAACATTTGATGGCGTAGTCTATAAATACTATTTTACTATACCCGCATCGTTAAATAGTACAACTATTACATTTGATCTCACATAATGTAGACACTCTTAGTATTAGGATAATTAAACATATTTAATAATATACATTATTAAACATATTTAATAATATACATTATTAAATATACATTATTAAATGTATATTATTAAATATACATTATTAAATGTATATTATTAAATATACATTATTAAATGTATATTATTAAATTTTGATATATTTTATAAAAATGCTTTATAATATTAGTATATTAGTATATTATAAAGCAGAACCATGAGAGAATCTTTTGAAGAAAAAGAATTACAAATATTACGAAAAGCTATAGATAATGCTACTTCTATTAGCGGTAGAAAGCTAGCTCAATCAGATACTATTAAGAAAATTATAGAAATATTAGAGAACTTCTTAAGAACACATAAAACTCTTTGCTATGGTGGAACAGCTGTAAACAACATATTACCAGAGCAATACAGATTCTATAATAAGAATATTGAAATACCCGATTATGATTTTTTTTCACCATATGCAATGGAATATGCGAGAGATTTAGCAGATATATATTATAAAGCTGGTTATGAAGAGGTTGAAGCGAAATCAGGTGTCCATAGTGGAACATATAAGGTTTATGTTAATTTCATACCTATTGCGGATATTACCTTTCTAGACAATTCATTATTTAACAATATATATAAAAAATCAATAAAAATCAATGCGATAAATTATTGCCCTCCAAATTTTTTACGAATGTCTATGTACCAAGAATTGTCTCGTCCTATGGGAGATGTTTCAAGATGGGAAAAGATCCTTAAGCGTATTATATTATTAAATAATAATTTCCCTTTGCGAGGTGTATCGTGCAAAAATCAGGATTTCCAGAGGCCATATGAGGGAAATACTAAAGACCAAGATTCTATTTATGAGATTACTAAGACCTCTTTCATTAATCAAGGTCTGGTTTTTTTTGGTGGTTATGCTAGCGCTCTATATAGCAAATATATGCCATATAATGAAAGAAAACAAGTATCTAATATTCCTGATTTTGACGTATTAAGTGAAAACCCCGAAACAAGTTCTAGAATATTAAAAGAACAATTGAATTATGAAGGTTTCAAAAATGTAAAGATATTTAGAAGAGAACCAATAGGCGAATATGTAGAAGTCCATTATGAAATTGTTGTAAATAAAGATGTGATTGCCTTTATTTATAAAACTACCGCCTGCCATAGTTATAATTTAATAACTATTAACGGACAGAAAATAAAAGTAGCAACCATAGATACAATATTAAGTTTCTATTTAATATTTATATATGCAAATAGACCATATTATGATGAAAATAGACTATTATGTATTGCTGAATATTTATTCAGAGTCCAATTGAATAATCGTCTTCAACAAAAAGGTTTACTAAGAAGATTTAGCGTTACCTGTTACGGAAAGCAAAAAACGTTAGAAGACATGAGAGAAGAAAAAGCAAAATTATATTCAAAAGTTAAAGAGAATATTATATCACGTGATACAAAAATATTTAATAGTAATTTCTTTAGATATATACCTAAAGATGCAAATAATAAAATAGCAACACTAACAGATGGAGTAAGTAGTGCAAAAATTAGTGCAAAAATTAGTGCAAAAATTAGCAAGAAAGCTGATAAGAAAACAGGTAAGAAAACAAGCAATAGCAAGAAAGCTGATAAGAAAACTGGTAAGAAAGCTAGCAAGAAAGCTAGCAATCGCAAGAAAGCTAGCAATCGCAAGAAAGCTAGCAAGAAAGCTAGCAATCGCAAGAAAACTGGTAAGAAAACTAGCAAAAGATATATAAAAAATAATAAACGATTTAAATATTAATAAAATAATATGATAATGATAATAGGATAACAGGATAATATATAACCTTATTTTGTTATAATGCGTTTATTCTTGCTAAAACTAATTTTAACATATTTAATAAATGAATCTAATAAATCTTTACTGCTTACTTCGACATGTCCTTGAAATCCATAAAAAGGATATTTTTTATGCTTTATTATTTCTATAAATTCTTTATTATTTTTATCTAGACTTT